GTCTTGATCTGGCTCTAGGTCAGTATCAGCGGCGGCTGATTCAATGAAAGCCTCTCTATATGCACCCTGCTCTTGAAGAATCTCAACCGTATGACGGCTAACAAACTCATCAATTGCTACGCCATACGCGTCATCAACCGATGTTGCCACAGGATCAATTAAAAAGTTTTGAGGAAGTACCGGCTTTAGCTTTACAACAATCCGATCAGTAACATTTACACCAATCGCTTGAAGATCACCGCCCATGATTGGCTCTGACGCTGGAGCCATCTCTTTAACTTCCTCAATAACGACTTCACCGATCCCTGTGCCAAATACCGCCGAGTTGATAAGGCACTCTGCAACCGCCTTTCGTACCATGCAGGCTTCAAAGTCTTCAGAAAGTTTTTTGCGGAGATATAAAACATCTTGCCTTTGACCGTCATTTGTATCATCTGCAATGTCAAACCACTTTCCACGACCAAAAGTTGCCTCTTCAAGCTCCGCAACGTTTGATTCCACAGCTTGCTGAAGCGCAGGGCTAATAATTCTAGACCGCTCTGAAGCTCTTTGAGAATCCGCTGGATCCCACTGACCACGCCAAAGCCTATAATATTCTTCAAACTTTTCTTCGTAGTTTGATTCATAATAATCACGCCAGTTTTCACACTTCGTCATCACCCATTCTACAAGTGACTCTTGAATCATCATTGGATCTGGGCTGTAAATATCTTCTGCCATATCAATATCCCGATACCACGTCTAAAATTTCGTGGTCGTCAATTTCATACTCGTAATCGTATGCTACCTGAGCCAGTTGATCTATATACGCCAGCGCATCTACCAAGTCATCATGGGTTAACGCATCTGGAAATTGAAATAGCTGGTCAAGGAACCGTGTATTCCACTCGCCTTTGTTTAACGTAACATAACCGTTTTCAAAACGCCCTTGCAATGCCCACATTACGCGGTCTGTTTTCTTTTTGTTTCCGTGAGTCAACTCTTCTACGCGGAAAAACATCCCGTAACGCTTCATCAAATCCGTTAACGGCGACATTACAGCCTGCTTAGCAATTCCTCGCTCTATTCCTACGCTTACAGGTCTATAATCTCTTACCGCTTGAAAAATTTTCATGGCTGTTTCGTTTAAATCCCAACGACCATAAATAATATTCTCCACAAACCAACCGTCTGGGCTTACTTTTGCTACAACAATAGCGGTTTCATCAAGATTTGTGTTCTTTGTGCGCTTCTTATTAATATCTTCAAAGCCCGCAAGGTCAATTGCTATATAATAATCACCGTCTTCTTGTGATTCCCCAAACTTAACCCACTCTTCTTTAAACATTTCAGAGCCTCTAGCCTCAAATGAAGCCATAAACTCTTGTCTAAATGCATAACTTGACATAGATTTCTTAGCTATATCAATTTCTGATGAATCTAATATAGGATTATCGTAGCTAGTAAAGTGCCATCCCTTATAAGTTTCATCTTCACCAAGCTCTGCATACTTATAAAGGTCGTAAAAATGGTTTCGACCCATTGGAGTGCCAATAAATAACGCCTCTCCCTTCTGGTCTGCCAGTGCTGGACGAAGTATCTGCTCCCATACGTCAGGCTTCATGTCTGCGTACTCGTCCATTACAAGGTATTTCAGCGATACCCCGCGCATGGTTTCAGGTCTATCAGCCCCTTTTAGGCTAATTGTTGCTCCGTTTACCAATCTGATCTGTAAGTTATTAATGTGGGAGCCTGATATAACTGGATGGCCTAACTCAAGCAGGGTTTGCCACATAATATCTCTGGCCTGACCTTGGGTTGGGGCGACATAAAAGACATGACCTTTGTTAGCTTGAAGGCCATTGATGATTAGTAGCCATGCGGCAAGTCTAGATTTGCCTGTACGCCTGCCTGCGGCAACCACTTTGAATCGGGTAGGGTCAGAATATACTTCCTGTTGCCACGGTAACAGCTGTACGTTTAAGTCAGCCATTATTAAGCGCCATTAAAGTTAACAAGAACAGGTGGCTGTTCTAACAGGTCTATAGTTACAACAATTTCGACATTACCTGTCGCTGAGCTTGCTTGCGCCTTTAATGTTTCGTTTTCAGATAAAACAAAAATTACACCAGATCCAGAGTCGCCCAGTACTTCTTTGCTTCCAGAGCCAATGCTAGTGCCATCAAAAATATACACATCAGGCACTCCTCCCGTTTCCCAAAAAAGATCTACTTGATTTGTAGATCCTCCGTGGTTAGCAATAAAAACGTACTTTACGTGCGCTACAAAACCATTAGGAATTGTCAGTATTGACTGTTCTGTGCTGTCTGTAAGGGTTCTGTGTCGCGTATATAGCATTATTGATATGTCCAGACTACCGGCTGAGTAGGCCGAGTATCTACATGAATAAACGATTTGGCTACGCCAATCCCCGTAAATCCCATATTAAAAGCAGTAATTAGTAGTTTGTAACGGTCTACGCCATTGCTGACGTATATATCCGCCGCTATGCCTTGGGTATGAACACCTGGGGTTTCTTTCTTAGCTTCGATGCTGTGGGATGGATCGCGGTATCCAGATGTGATCGTAAATGGGAAATTGCATTGGTGGCGGAGTTCATCAAGCTTTTCAAGAAAATCAGGGTCCATCTCATTTTCCCCTGTTTCCTGGCAGTTAAACTCTTCTAGCTTAAAGTATCTCACCAGAATCCCCATCTATCGTGGTTTGCTTAATAGCAGGCTCCGATACATCAGATACCTCAGCCATACCAACACCAGTAATGTTTATCTGTATCGCAGATTTACCACCACTTTGTATCACATCTTTCTCAAATGCGGCTACAGGTAATATACGATCCATTACTAACTTCCAAGCCGCCGCCTGATTCTTATGGTCATGGTCAAGGGCGGCCTCAAATATCGTATCCAGCACCTTCTTTGATTTAGGAGATGCCAACATACGAGCCTTATACTCGTTAATTATTCCAGCATCACCCTTGGGCCTGCCTACCTTCCCCCTGCCACGGCGGGAGTTCTTGGCTAAATCCTTTTGGGTTGGCCTGCCAGATGATTGAGTCCTTTGCTTTCGCTCATCATCCATGGGTGCAGGTGATTCTGCATTATCCATCGTCTTCCTTATTACCTTTTGCTATATCAATTAACTCGGTCAATGCCTCTTCAATAGCAGATAAACTATCCGAAAGCAAAAAAAGGCTGTTGGTCAGCCTTTCTATCTGCTCATGGATATCAACCTCTTCAACCGGCATTTGTTCCCCCCCTATAAGAAAATACCGAGGGGAACGGTTTATATGGCCTTGATAGCCAATATAAACGTTCCACAGTTCCCTACTTGCCCATCATAATGACAGAGTATCCGCCCATTCCGCCCATTGGCTTGGATTCAGTTTCCTCTGGCGTGGCCTTGGGATCATACATGGTAGAAAAGCCAGCATCCTGCATAGCCTTAATTTGTTTCTTTGACCGCTCACACATCGAATAGTAATCAATAGAACGATATTCAACACTATGCTCTGGTTTCTTTTCCATTTTCATTTCCTCAAAAATTAAAACAGTGCTTATTAAGCCCTCCGACCCCCCCTATCCTATACTAATTCCACATAACCGCAACACCGATACTTAGACCAAAACGGAATATACAGCTAAACCGTTATTCTTCAATGGTTCTATGACCTTCAATTTCACCCTTTTTTGTATGTTGGTGGGAACTATATATATCATCGACTGTGTTTCCTCCCCCCCGTGGTGCAAAATTGACCCCCCTGAGCCGGAAAAGTAGTTGCCGCTGTATGAACGAGTGCGAGAGTCTGGCAGGGACCCAATATAGTCCATCTGTTACCACCAACCCATATCCTTGCCAGCCTTATCAAGACCAGCGGAGTACTATCCACCAGCCGCCAAGATTCGCCTCACCTTCGCCTAGAGTTTGGTGCCAGCTAGTCTCGGCAAAATCAAGCCCGCCACCGACCCCAAGCTCCAGCACCCTGCTGACCCCCTATCTTGCTTGCTAGAACCAGTACCCGTCGTAGCCTGACATCCGTAACGAATCCACAGTCTGCACCTGCCCGCAAGGGCCGCGAGAATAACGGTTTCCCGCTGACTCAGTTACCGCTTCAGTCCGCAAAAACCCGCGGCCTGGCGTCCACAGAGTCACCGTGACCCTCCGTGATTCACGCTCAACTTCCCCCTTGCAGTCATGCACAGACTGTGGAGTTCTACTCCTGTCGGCAACGACACTGGTTCAATCAATCAATCTAGGAGGCCAACATGGCACTGAATCTTGAAATCGGCTCTGGACTCGCTTTTCCCAAGACTAGCAAAGCGGGCAATGTTTACTACGAAGGTGAAGCAAATCTTAACGGCCAGCGAATCAAAGTAGTCCTCGGGATTACGAAGAGTAAGGCCGGCAAGGACATGGCTTGGCTCAAGGTAGACGATCTAGTATCAGCAGAGTTAGCAAAAGCTGAGGCACGGGTCGAGTATCTTCGGAATCAATCGGAGAAACCTGAGCTTCGTGACGAGGTAGCAGAAAAGCCTGATCGCACAGAGAAGGCTATCCCATCCAACAACCGCCGCAAGGTAGGTTAATCATCGAGGGGCCTTCGGGTCCCTTTTTTCTTTCTGCAATCAGTACAGGAGTGATGACGATGACGATGTTTAAAGCTTTGGGTCCGCTTTAT